TCCACTATAAATACTCTTGTAGATCAGAAAAAACTTGAAGAGCATAAGCTTGCTTTGTTCTCTAAGTTCTTACGGGATCTATAATTCTATAAATAATAAAAGAAATTCTAAGGAATAAACTACGGACTGGTAACAATGACCGCATCTAACAGCGAACTACATGAGATGGAGAACCAGGTAACTAAAGGTGCTAAACCAGCAGAACCTAAAGCAACCACTCCAAATTATGTACCCGATAACGCAGCAATAGAAGACCTAGGTGGACCAACACCTACTAATTCTAAGCCGACTGACAACAGCAACAAGTTAAAAACACCTGGTGCTGCATTTGCTCAGACTGGCGATGTACAAACTAAAGGGACTGCAGGTACAGTTCAGCAAGATGGTCCTCTCGGACCAGTTGGCATGAAGTCATCTGGTTACGGTAAAGGTGCTAACGAAGAAGTAGAAGCACCTGCTGAAGAGACTACCGAGACCGTAGCAGAAGTTCAAGAGATCGATATCGACCTTACTGATGATGTGAAAGCATTGTTTGAAGGCGAAGAACTATCTGACACATTCCAAGAAAAAGCACGTACAATCTTTGAAGCGACTGTAAAGTCTAAGATTGTTAGCGTAAAAGAATCCCTTGAAGCGGAATTCTCTAAGAAACTTGAAGAAGAAGTTTCTGAGTTTAAGACTACGCTTCAAGAGCGAGTAGACAACTACCTCCACTATGTTGCGACTGAGTGGATCGAAGAGAATGCTCTTCAGGTAGAGTCGGGAATCAGAGGGGAACTCTCTGAATCCTTCCTGACTGGCCTCAAAGGTCTTTTTGAAGAACATTATGTTAACATCCCTGAAGAAAAATATGATGTCTTAGAGGCGATGGTCACTAAACTAGATGAAATGGAGAATAAACTAAATGAGCAGATTGATAGCAATGTGTCTTTGACAAAGCGTTTATCAGTATCTGTATCAGACAACATCCTTGACGAAGCAAGTGCAGGTCTAGCATTATCCCAAAAGGAGAAGCTTGCTGAACTAGCTAAAGGTGTTGAGTTTGAGAGTGAAGAACAATACAGGGAAAAACTAGACGCACTGAAGGAATCTTACTTTGCTAAGAAGCCTGTATCTGAGTCCCAAGAAGTCACTGAAGAGACTTCTATCAACGAAGAAGTCAGCCCAGCAATGGGTCAGTACCTTCAGGCACTTCATAAGTTCCAATAAATTAAATTCAACCTTACACTTTTTACAGGTAAACTCACATGTTTAACTCTGGACAACTCCAGAAGAAGTGGGCTCCTCTCCTAGAGGCAGAAGGACTTGATAACATCAAGGACAACCATAGGAAAGCAGTTACCGCACAACTTCTAGAAAACCAAGAAAGATTTTTAAGAGAGGAGAGAGCATTCTTATCAGAAGCACCTCCTACAGTAAACACAGACCCTTCAGGCACAGGTAACCCAGGTTTCTCTGGTAGTGCTGCTACAGGTGGTCCTGTTGCTGGTTTCGACCCTGTGTTGATCAGCCTTATCCGTCGTGCAATGCCTAACTTGGTCGCTTATGACCTAGCAGGTGTTCAACCAATGAACGGACCTACTGGTTTGATCTTCGCAATGAGATCTAAGTTCGACAACCAGAACGGAACGGAAGCATTATTCAACGAACCAGATTCAGCGTTCTCTGCTCAGAACTCTGCTGCATCACTTAATCAAGGTGATTACACAGGGGCTACTGACGGTGGTACAGACGTTGGTTTTGGTACAACTGCTCAAGGTGGTACTAACCCATCAATCTTGAACGGTGGTTCTGACAATGCATTCTCACTTGGACAAGGTTTCAAGACACAAGATTTGGAAAAGTTAGGAGATAATACTTCTACTAACGACTTCCGTGAGATGGCATTCTCCATCGAGAAAGTTAGCGTTACTGCTAAGTCTCGTGCGTTGAAAGCTGAGTACTCACTAGAACTTGCTCAAGACTTGAAGGCAATTCATGGTCTAGACGCAGAAGCTGAGTTAGCAAACATTCTTTCTACTGAAATCCTTGCGGAAATCAACAGAGAGATCGTTCGTACAATCTACAAAGTTGCTGAACCAGGTGCTCAAACAAACACTGCTACAACAGGTGCGTTTGACTTAGACACCGACAGTAATGGTCGTTGGATGGTTGAGAAGTTCAAAGGTATGATCTTCCAACTAGAGCGTGATGCTAACGCTATCGCACAAAGAACTCGTCGTGGAAAGGGTAACATCATCCTTTGCTCTGCTGACGTTGCTTCTGCACTTACTGCTGCTGGACAACTAGATTATACACCTGCACTCAACAGCAACTTGAATGTTGATGACACAGGTAATACATTTGCTGGTACACTTAACGGACGCTATAAGGTTTACATCGATCCATTCGCTGCTAACCTAGACGCTAACCAGTACTACGTTATGGGTTATAAGGGTTCATCTCCTTATGATGCTGGATTATTCTACTGCCCTTACGTTCCACTACAGATGGTTCGTGCGGTTGGTCAGGACACATTCCAACCAAAAATTGGCTTCAAGACCAGATATGGTATGGTTGCCAACCCATTCGCTGAAGGTACAACTCAGGGACTTGGACGTATCACTGCTAATAGCAACAGATACTACAGACGTGTTAAGGTTACCAACCTTATGTAAGCGAGACGCTTATATTTCTCAAAGACCTCCTTTTGCAGGGGGTCTTTTTTTATGGTATAATTATCATATGAAAAAAACATGTATTATATGTAAGCAAATCTTACCCATAGAAAATTTTTCTATGGTAGGAGATAAGTATGGTAATAGAAGAGCTAGATGCAAACCTTGTTACAATGAACAAAGACAGAGAAGTAATGGAACTTGGGAGAAATATCAAAAAGAAAAAGCATATGTAGAGGAACTTCATGCTCTTCAGAAGGAAGGAAAGAAAAGATGTAGATCTTGTAATGAGATAAAACCTCTTGATAAGTTTCCTAATGATTATCGTAGCAGTTGTTTTTACAATAAGAAATCTTATTGTAGCTATTGTGCTAAAGAAAAATGGCAAAAACCATATAGACAACTGCCAGAAAGTCGTGCAAAAAAAAGTGGGTATGATAAAAAATATAGATCAAAACCTGAGTCTAAGGAAAAGATTAGGAAAAATCAAAATAAAAGATATCATAATGATCCTGCTCATAAATTAAAAGTACTTATGAGAGGTAGACTCAATAAAGTTTTAGATAGAAAAAAACAATCTAAAAGATTCACACAAGAATTGGGATGTACCTTTGATGAATTAGTAGTTCATTTAGAATCTCAGTTTTATAATGACCCAAAGACGGGGGAGGTAATGACTTGGGATAATCATACTATGGATGGTTGGCACGTTGATCATAAAAAACCTCTTTATGAATTTAACTTATATGATGATGAACAATTCAAAGAAGCAGCACACTATACAAACCTACAACCTTTATGGTGGTGGGAAAATTTAGAAAAAAATAGAGGTATTTTTTATGGTAAAGAGACTCCTATATAAAGGGGTCTCTTTTTTTATGTAATGGATAAAGATCAGAAGTGGAATGATGCTCTTACTATTTTTACCGAGAGTGTTCATAAACCAGATAGCAAACTTAGGAACTGTGCTCACAACCAGAAATGTTACCATGAGCTGATGGAAGTACGAGAACAGGTACTTTCTTACCTAACTACTATACGAAGGTAAACACAGATCCATGAACGGAAGACTCAAAAAAATCGATATGGAATCTCGTCTCCTAAAAATAAAGAAGGGAATTGAAGAACATAATTGGCATCCTACTTGGGATGCAAAGGAAAGATGGGCAGCACAACAAGCCCTAAATAATGCATTGGAGGTACTAGACGAGTACGCATATTAATGCCAACCAGAAAATCATTACATCCTAGCAAATGGAAAGAGGTTACTAACCGTAACTTCCTATCTGTTGTTGGTTTTAAATTTGCTTTAGAACGTTGCCCCAAAGTTGACTTCTATTGCAATAGTGCTAATCTACCAGAAATTACTTTAGGTCATGCTGTACAACCAACATACCTAAGAAACATTCCTGTTCCTGGTGATAAGTTGGCATACGATGATTTGCGTATTGCATTCATGGT